ATGGGATGCGCGCCGCTTGCGCAGCGCGACACCGATTGGTCAGGACATGGGCACCGCTCGGGCGTCCATCTTGCCAGCGTAGGACCGGCGCGCGCGGATGGTGCGCTCTACCCACCGCAGGGCAGCCGTGCTGTCTGGCGCCACGCGCACGGCGCTGAATGTGCCCATGCGCCCGCTGCGGGTCCGGTAAGTGGCGGAGACGTGATAGCGGTTCATGCCTGCACCAGCGCGGCGCTTTGGTGCACGGTCGAGACCAGATCGCCGGTCGGGGTGAAGGTCAGGCAGCAGTTGCGCCCGTCGCTGTCGACGCCGTCGATCACGATGGAGGCAAAGTCGGCAGCGATCCAGTAGACCGCTACACCCATGCTGCGGGCGCGCGCCACGGCGCGCGAAGCCGCATCAAGCCGCGCTGCGGTCACGTTCATTCGAAAGAGAGAGATTGAGGTCATGTCGGTTGTTCCTTCGTGGTGTGTGGTGGTCGTGACCCCTACGTAATGCCAATGCGGGAAGGGATCAAGATAAAAAATGCGCCAACGCGGGAAAATATGAAACGTGCATGGATCGCGTGTCAGCCTCTCGCCAATCTCGCACCATGAAACACGACAAGCCGCCCACAGACTGGAAAGAGCTCAACAGCAGGCCGCGCGTAAGTGCAGCGATCCGCAACGCTCTCGCTATCCACGTCGCTCAGGGAATACTCCCCACACAAGCAGCCCGCGCAGCAGGGGTCCGTGAGGCCACAATGCTCGCCGCCCTGGAGCGCCCACACGTTCAGCAGGTCCTGCAAAAGATACGCGAACAGCACCAAAGACAGATAGAAGCCCTCGAACAGCTCATGCACGGCGAGGCCGTCCAGCAGGCAATCGCCCTTATGCGAACCGCAAAGTCCGAACAGGTCAGAATGAGGGCGATTGAGTTCTTCCGAGATGCTACTAAACCGAACGGTTCAGTTCCCGGAAGGAAGGGTCCGAAGCCCAAACCAGCCGCCCCGTCGCCTGCCTACGCCTATGCAAAGCCGACCGATGACCAATCGGCTGGCCTAAAGTCGCAAGCACCTGTAGCCAAAGCAAAAAAGCCGGATGAGTGATGCGAGGCACCGGCACACCCGCGCAATCATGCCAAGCAGCGCGCCCCATAGGGGTGGATCGCGACCCCCAGGCAACACCCCCACCCCCCCTTGATGGCCCCACCCCGGGGGCAAAAATCGCGCGCGCGTTCCTCTACTCCACACCTCTCCGCGCGCCTTTTTGGTTTTTTTATGTTTTTTCAACATGGCTCACGGGGTGGAGACAGGGGTTTTGATGGAATGTTTTCACGTATCGAACAAATTGGGGGAAAAGTGATGGGTGGATTGCTTCGAATAGCTGGTGGTGTGGACACGGAGTTTGAGACTCATCGGGCAGCTATTGTTCGGATATTGGGTGAGGTTCTGTCTGCGGTTGAGAGTGGGGAGGTATTGGCGACGAGTTTGGTGGTTTGTTTGCGGGATGACGATAGTGTGCTGGTGGTTCGTCGATATGCGCGTCCTGACGAGGCGATAGGCATACTGGAGCGTTCGAAGATGGCGATAGCGATGGATGGTGACGGATGAGTGTGGCGGCGTATGAGCCTCGTGGTTCGGTTCTGATGGAGTGTTTTTGGGATCGTTCGCCGTTTTCGATCATCCAGGGTCCGATTGGATCTGGGACGAGTTCGATGTGCTGTCACAAGATCATGGTTCTGGCGACGGGTCAGGATGCTGATTGGGATGGGGAGCGACGGACGCGATGGATGATTGTTCGGGACACGTATCCGAAGTTGCAGAAGACGACGCAGAAGACGTGGCTGGACTGGTTTGACGAGGATCGTTTTGGATCGTTTAGGAAGGGCGTTCCTCCGACGCACCAGATCAGGTTCGAGCATCCGTCTGGCGATGGGACGTTTGTGAACACGGAGGTGATTTTTCACGCGGTTGGATCGCCGGAGGAGGCGGAGGCTGTGGGTGCATCGTTCGAGTTGACGGGGTTCTGGATCAACGAAGTGCAGTTTCACGAGAAGGGGACGGTTGACGAGCTTATGTCACGGACGGGGCGGTATCCGTCGCCTGCGCGGGGTCCGGGTGCGACATGGTATGGCGGGTTTGCGGACATGAACGCGCCGCCCGAGGGGCATTGGACGACGTATATGCGTGGCGATGTGGCTGTTCCGCACGAGTGGTCGGATGAGCGGCGCCGGGTGATGGAAAAGCCCGAGGACTGGAAGTTTTTCATCCAGCCGCCCGGATTGATCGAGAAGGTGGTTGATGGGCGGCGGCTGTATTTCTTCAATCCCGAGGCGGAGAACCAGGAGAACCTCAAGCAGACCTACCTGCAACAGATACAGGGCAAGACGCAGGAGTGGATCGACCGGCGGATCATGAACCGGACGGGACTGTATTCGGGCGGAAAGCCGGTCTATCCATCGTATTCCGAGGACGAGCACGCGACGGACGAGGTGCTTGCCCCCATTGCGAGTATCCCGATCGTGATCGGCCTGGACTTCGGGCGGGATCCGGCGGCCACCGCGGGGCAGCAGGTCAACGGAGAATGGAAGGTCTTCGATGAGCTGATCGGTGACAACGAGCCGGCCGTCGAATTCGCCCCAAAGGTGAAGCGATGGCTGTCTACCAGATTCCCCGGATTCGAGTTCATCTTCGGCGGCGACCCAAGGGGATCAGACCGGTCGCAAATATCGAACGTGACATCGTATGACATCTTCATGCAGCACGGGATGAAGGTCGTTCAGGCGACATCGAACAACGATCCGGGCGTCCGTCGAAACACGGTCAACAGCGTGCTGATGCGGTCCCGCGGGCTTCTGATCTCGCGGCGATGCCTGATGTTGCGAACCGGATTGGCCGGCGGCTATCACTACCGCAGGATCCGGGGGACCGGCGCCTACCAGGAAACGCCGAACAAGAACGAGTATTCCCACGTCAGCGAGGCGTTCGAAAACATGCTCATCATCGGCGGCGAGGGGCCGAGAGGCGTCGGCTTCAACGCCAAACCACCCGAGCCGGTCAAGATGGGGCGTCGGCGCGTCACGCTGCGGAAATGCTCATGAACCCGGTTCTGGATAACCTCTACGTGCCGCGCGTCTGGTTCTTCGGCTTCTACAGCAGGACACGCGATCCGATGCGCTGGTGGGGGCACTGTGACGCCTGGGGCGTGACCAAGGACGACACGTGGCTGTTCCTCGACCCCAACCGCACCGGCCTGCATGTCGAGGTGGCGCATGTTGCGGAGGAGGTCGAGGCCCTTCTGGCGATGAGGATCCAATGCGCCGAACAGATCATCCGATATGAAATTCCGCGCCGCACCTGGAGCCTGCCCATGATGGCACCCGGAACCTGTGCCGCCATCTGCGGGGCCGCCGTGGGCCTCCGTGCATGGACCCCTGCTCAGCTTCGCAGGAAGTTGCTGAAAAGCGGCGGAGTGCTCCATTATGAAAACACCACGAGAAGACCCGGAAGCGAAGCGGCAGCGCCAGATGGAGGCCCTTACGGCCAGAGCTGAGCGCCGCACGGCTGCACAGGGCACAGCACGGTCCCTCTCGCGCGACTACAGCGCGGTCTACGGCCGGCCAAGCCTGATCCGCTCTGCATGAAGAAGCCATCCCAAGCATTCCAGTCGCGATACAATGCCGCAAAAGCATGGCGCCGCGTCGTGGAACCCGACATTCGGGAGGTGATGCGCTTCTGCGCGTCCGATCGCGTGGATGACTTCAACCAAACCCCCAATCGCAGAGTCCGACCCGAGCCCGATGTCCACATCTCCATCGGTGAGGAAATGGCAACCGACCTTGCCGGCGATCTGGTCAACTTCTTCATGCCGGCCGAAATGCAATGGGCCGAATACGAGGTCATGGTTCCGATCCCGGCCGACGCAGCGGAACAGGTCGAAGCGATCGTTTCCGCCCGCGAACAAGACCTGTTCGACATCATCGAGCAATCGAACCTCAACGACATTGCGCCGCAGATCATGTTCGAAGCCAGCTCGCACGGAACCCCGGCGATCTGGGTCGACAACGGGCACCTCGCGGAACCGCTCTACATCGAGACCGTCACCCCCGACGAATTGCTGATCGTGCCAGGCCACCAGGGCTACCTCGATCGCTTCCGGGAACAATGGGTCCAGAGCGAGTTTCTGGCCGCCACCCTGCCCGACGCGGATCTCAGCGATCCGGCCATCGCCCGCAAGATGGAAAAGCCCGGCCTGTGGGCAAAGGTCTGCCGCGGCTTCTGGCTCGACTGGACCGATCGCGGGAATCCGATTTGGG